AACCCGCTATTTGGACCGAAAACACCGTTCCCGACCCGCTAGCGGTTTTCCAGCGCTTCTGTATGCCGGTCTCGGAACCCCACGGCGTACCCCACGGCGACCCCCAGGGAACACCCGAAGATCCGGCCGTGACAATACGATCCGGGTCTTTATTGATGTAGTCGTAAGCGATTTTTCCACCTACCTTTAAATTGGCCGTGCCAGACAGAACAAGGCGATACGCAGATACCTGCTTTTCATTGGCGACACCTAAATCGTTCCACGCCTGTTTGCAATCGAAATCAATCCGTTCCCCGTCGTCGTCGGTTCCGGAATCGGCTTTCAATACGCGGCCATCCGTCGCGCCAAAATACAGTTCATTGTTGTACACGCCCCATGCGCGGCCGTTTTGCTCGATAAACCGAGCCGGTGCCCCGGTCTCCGTATTCATCACGTACTGCTCGAACTGCGTCGTCGATATGGGCACGTTCGCGACCAGCATTGAACGAATCGGATAGTAGATCAGCTGCCATCCGGTATTGGCCCGGTACGTGGGGCCGGCAAGCTCAATCGCCCCGCGTAGCTTGGATGAGGGCGGCGATGCTTTATTAAACGAACTGGGGAGAAAGACCAGATCGTTCTCCGTCAGAACCGCAACCTCGCCGCCGATTCTCTGCGCTCCGCGAATGTCGAGCGGCGGCGGTATCCGGTACGAACCCACCAGCGCCCAGTCACTGGACGAACCGGGATCGGACCCTTGATACACCAGCACCTCACCCGAGGACATGATGAACACGGCGAAATCGTCCACGCCGTCCCCGCCGTCCACGGTCCACGAGGTCATCGTGGTCAGATTGCCGCCGAACCGGGCAATCTCCCCGAGATTAAACTCCGTGCAGGCCCCGCCCAGTGTATTGACCGCTGAATACCAGAAGCTCGGACTGCCCTCTTTCCAGAAGTACGACCGCGATTTGAATACGTGAATGCCGATCAATTCCGAGGCCGTGCCAACTCCGGATATCGTCATTGACGCGATCGACGAGCCGTCGAAGGTCTGCGGCGCGTCCGCGCCGTTTACCAGCCCCATGACCCCGTCTTGTATCGCGGTCTGCCAACGTCCGCTATTGAAGCTGCCGGCAAGACTCGATGCAGAGCCCGCCGTCGTCGCGTTGTAGATGTTGGTAGGGCTGGCGGCAAGCAGCCGGCGCGTTGTTCCGTCAAAATACTCGACTACGGTATCAACATTGCCGGAACCGACGCCGGTCGCATGCTCATCGTATCCGCGACGTACCGCGACCGTGTTGATCTCGGGGTACATGTTGATGAGGCTGAACGCATCGGTTGGCTTCATGCGAACAGGATCATCACGCGTATTCCATCCGCCAATCGGCGGCGGTACGGAAATCTGCCGGGAGGTTCTACGGCCCCGGGAAATCCGCGTCTGGGTAATTGCTCTGGCGAGTCGAGCGTCCATCTAGTCGCACCTTCTGCGGGTTAATCTGAGCGATTATGGTGTCCCGCATTCTCTCGTACTCCTCACGCTCCTCACTGTACGGTTGCCCGAGCCGGTACGTCAGACGCCAAATCACGCCAAGTTCAAACAATTCCTCGTCGACCACGCCGACGTCGTCGTCAGCAGTCCACACGCTCCTTCCCACCCCGCCATTGCTTTCGCAATAGTTTTTCGAGACGTATTCATAGGCCACCGTCTCGACTGAGGTCGGCGTCGGTTCGATCAGAATCTTGCGATCCGCCCCGCGAATACGAAAACGATCATTGATTGAAACACTGGCAAGCCCGGACTGATACAGCTGCCAGTCCTGCGGGTCTATCGGGTGCAGGCGGCGATCCGTCGTCCGATTCCAGTGCGTGAACGGGACGAAATAGTCGAAATCGGATGGGAGATCGTATTCCACCTGCGACACCACGGTATTGAACGTCGCTTCTTTGACGAGATAGACAACGCCTTTTTTGACCAGATCACGGCCGGTGCGGATGGCGTACCGCAGGCAGCGCCGCGCGGTTTCCTCACTTGAGCCGATAATCGAGTCGGGCCGGTCGAGGCCGACCTCATCGCAGGCGTTCTGGCATATGGTGAGCAGCGTCATATATCATGCCGTCTTTCTGGGACGACCTCTCTTTTTCGTGACTTTCGTCACTTTGGATGCCTCAAGCGCTTCAATGCGTTTCAGTAGATCCGCATTCTGTGCTTTCAGCTCTTCATTCGACTGACGAAGTTCATCCGTCTCGACGCTCTGGTCAAGCCATTTCTTCGCCTTGTATTTGAGATCCATGTATCCGCGCGGCAGTCGATGCATACCGGACTCGGTCAGTTCCGCCAGCGATTGCACGGTCAGAACACCTGCGTCTTGCAGAGTACGAACCTGGGCGGGATCGAGAAGCGGGAACATTTCAATCGGCGTGCCGTTGATGGCGACCTTTTCGCCGGCTTCAAACTTGCCCAGCAAATCAGCGTACTTTTCCCGGTCCTTGGAGCTGATCGGCTGGTCATAGATGTCTCTGGAGTTTGGTGCTTTCTTTCGGATATACACCCGGTTGTCGTAAATCGGAACGTTCTCTGCTTCAGTCTTTTGCTCGTTCTTGACCGGACGGTCATAAATGGTGACCAGAACCTTATCAACGATCTGCGTGACTTCGCGTCGCATTGTGTCTCCTTGAGAAAAGGGACCTCCCCGAAGGGAGGCCCCGTTTGGTTACAGCGTTGCGCCGATGTACGGCCAGTTAAGAATACCGGCCGCACGGTTCGATGACGCCGCAGCGGTGATGGTCACGCCCTCAATCAGCTCGGAACCGGTACCGGCGTCGTCATCAAGACGACCTCCGCTCGCGGTTGAGTTGAGATTGGTGTGAACCGCCGCCGAATCAACGACGTTGATCGAGGCACAAACGCCCTGGCGCTGAACCCAGACCCAGTCATTGTCAGCACACGCTGCCGTTGCGACACCGACAGGCAGCCCCTGCCCGGCCGCTGGGGCGGAAGTGGTCAGCGTGATCGGCGTTGCATCGCCGCTCTCGTCGATACCCACTACATCGCCCACGGTCAGCGCACCATTGGCCCGAACGAACTGATAAATCTTGCCGTTCGAGTCAACGCCAAGCTGATTCAGCTTGAACCCCGGCACATCACCGGCGGAATCATCGAACACTTGGTTCGGATCAATACCTTGGATATACATAATCAGTACCTCCGATTAAGTGAAGATGACACCCTGACGCGCCGCGTTCGACATCGTCAGATTGCCGGCCCAGACCAACGGAACCACCATTGCGTCCTGATTAACCGTCGACTTCTTGTCCATCGGCACCCAGTCACGACGAGCGTGCGGGCGCAGATAGATGTAGTCCGTGTTAAGGAAGTACATGTGGTTCGCCGGAATCCCCGAATCGCCGTCGTAAATCACGTCAGCCGTGACGTACTTGAGCGACTCGAAACCTGCGGTAGCCTCTCGATCCGATGAGATCCGCTGAATGTCGGTCAGGGAATCCCAGAACCGGCTATACAGCGTCTGATCGGTGACGATCAGGTCAACCGTGTCTCGTCCGCGCTTCGTTTCCAGCCACATCGCCTGCATTTCGGTCCGCAGGAGAGCAGCCGTAGAAAGGTCCACGTCGGTCGAGGTCTGGTTGCGCCAGAAAACGTTCACCGAATCGGAGCGATCAATACCGCCGACCGTGCCGGTCGTGGGATCATCCGCGATGAGAAGCTGAAGCCCGCCAAGTTCCTTGCCGGCAGACCCGGTGCCGTCCGAATAGACCGACTCCGACATCTTGTTCGCCGCCGTTTTCTTGGCGTTTTCAATGCGCTTCTCAAGCAGCGGAATGACCGCTTCTTTCCCCGTGTTCTGAACCTCGACCTCAAGACCCGATGCACTGACGTTGACGCTCGCCTGTTTCCAGTCGAACTCAGCCGCCGTAAAGACATCGGACGGGTCGATATTCAGCACTTCGTCAGCATTGTTACCGTAAAGCCACTTAAACCTTACTTCTGCATGTCACCATGCAGCTCAGACTATCTCATCCCTTTCGGGCGGGGCGCTCGTGTCGCTTCATCGTCCGTTCTGGACTGTATGCGTTAGTCGTTGCACCTTCCAAACATTCCTGCCTGGCTTGGCTCAGGATTATCTTTTCGGGGATAATATTCATATCCTAGAAAAGACTTCCCCTGAATTCACCCCGTTTTCCTTGGAGCCTGACCATCAAGCTGCAAGGGGGCTAGAAGTTAACCCGGAATAAAACTGGAACGTGGAGTTTTCAGCGTACTCCAGTTCCTCGATAATGACGTTACCCCCGGTCGTGGTACGGATTCGGCCACGTTCCTTCAGACGCGCAAGCAGCGCGTTGTTGTTCGTGACGTTGTCCGCGAATTCCTTGTTCCGCGATTCGAGAGTCGTCGTCATAATCTCCGTCCAGTTTGGATTAGGCATTACAATTCACCTCTGATTGACTTCTCGTAGGCTTCCTCCAGAGCTTGTGTCATCGTCTTGGGTTTCTCAGGGGTTTTCGCGCTGGAACGCCCGTTGACTGCGCGGGCCTTTTTCTTCGCTTCCTCGGCAATCTTTGCCTTTTCACGAAGAGATTCCTCGGCCTTTTCCTTAGCCTTTTGCTCGACCACCGAATCCCGATATTCCGGGACTGCCCATACCGCCTGATCATACGCCTTTTCGAGCGTATCGGCACGACCAGACTGAATCAGCCCGGCCATAACGCTTTTCACCTGATCGAAATGCGGGTGTTTAAGCGAACCGTCGTCGTTTTCGGCGTTCTTGAACTGAACGATCTGAGCCGTTAGCGCGTTCTGCCGTTCCATCTCGGCTTTGCGCGCTTCCGCGTTCTGAGATTCCGTCAACTGACGAACCTGCTCTTTCAGTGCCTTCACTTGCGGATCTGCGTAAGGATCATCCTCCTCTTGCTTCACCGCGCCATCAGTCGATCTGAATTGCTTTTCATCAACCCCGTAAGACTTCATCAGCCACTTGATGCCCTCGACCGGGTTCTGCTGGAGAAACGCCTGAGCATTCAGCAAGCGCTGAACAATCGTCGTCTCATCCACGTCCGCCGGGAATAGGCTTTTGTGCGGCTCGATGACATCACGGAACCTCTTCAATTCACGCGACTTCTCTTCAATCCCTTTTGTGAAGTTGGATTCAAGCCTAAGCGCCCAATCGCGCCCGCTCTTGTCCATCTTCCTGAAAGCCTCTTGGTCCTCCCTAGACCAGTGCTCGGGCGGAACTACCTCTTCCTCTTCTTCCTGAGAATCGGCTTCCGCCACGGATTCTTCGGCTGTATCCGTGTCATACGCGGCCGACAATGCGTCGGACAAGGAAACCTCTTCTTCGACTTCCTCGTCCGTCCCGACTTCCTCGACCTCGTTTTGCTTCACTTGCTCTTCAGTCATTTCGCATCCACTTGGGTTTCTGGTCACCGACCTCAATAAGCCCGTGACGACGCAAATACTCCCGATGCTTCGACCGGGAAGATATCACCTTCCCGAATTCGGGCCCAACTACTTGATAAGGATCGAGATCGGGAATGATGCGAACGCCCGGGTCACAAACGACCTCGCGCTTTGGCACCATCTTGCCCGACGCCTTGTCGTACACATATACGCTACGCGACACGACCGCCCACCACTCGACCGTTTTCGCGAACCAGTTCGAGCATCACCGGCTTGCCGCCCTTGTTTGCGCGCGCGCCAATGATGTTGTTCTGCGCATCGCGCAATATCTCGAATGCGCGAACCTTCTGCTCGCCTAGCTCCGTATCGAAATCGTCCATTATGCGCTCCACCTCGGCCGACGGCATTTCCGCTTTCAGGAGCTGCGCCTTCAAAAGTGCTCGATCCCGAACCAGCTTGGCCTTCGCCTCGGCGTTCTTTCGGCGAATATCGTTCTCGGTCTCCTGATTCTTGCGCTGCTCCTCGGCCTGTAACTCCTGATTCTTTCGCTGTTGTTCGGCCTGCGACTCCGCATTTTTCCGCTCGGCCTCGGCTTTTGCTTTCACAACCTCGGGATCTTCCCGCTGCTGCTGCTCGGCCATTTGCTGTTTGAATGCAGCAATGAACTGCTCGATTTCGTCCTCGACGTCGCGGGCGATCTTGAACTTGCGACTCATCCAGAGAAGCATCTTGCCAACAGGCTCAATGGCGGACGGTGCCGCCGCGACAATCGGCTGCACTTGCTGGAGGTACGACGCCATCGCGTTCATAAACTCCGCGACGCCCTGCTTTTCCTTTTCGTCGTCCGGGGCGACCGTTGACTCGGTCTCGACATCGACCGCAAACGAACGCAATGCGTCCGACCTCATGATCGTGACCATTTCATCGGTAACCTCGACGCCGGTCATGCGCCGCAACGTTTCGGGCTGAAAGTTCTCGGCGATGATTTCGGCCTTGATACGCAGAATGTCGCGGAAAAACTTCTCGACGCGCTGCAACTTTGGCAGCAACCGTCTGGACCCGAAATTCGCCTTGAGCTGTTGCGCGCCGCGCGTCTCTCTCGGGTCAGACATGCCGCGCTGAATATCGGATATACCGATCAGCTCGTAAATATGCTTCAACAGCTGTTCGCGCTGCACGCTCAATCGCTGCCAGACATCGGCCACGTCCTTGATCGGCATCCAGTCGATCACGCCGCGCATTCCGCCTTTTTCAGCGAACGCCGCCCATGAATCAACCGGAATCAGCGTGTTGTCGCTTTCTTTCATCAGCTGATTGAGCTTCGCCGCGTCCTCGCCGGCAACAAAGCCGCGAGCGCGCATAACGTCAATCAGGTTGTTGATTCGCTTTGTGATGCTCTCAAGCTCCTCGGCCTGTACCTGATACATCGTGTATTCGGGGATCGGAATCGACGAGTCCGGCGTCTCGATGAACATCGCGGGTTCCGGCTGCGGGTAGAAGTCATCCAGACCGAGAGGGTCGTCCTCGACCATCAAAAACCTGTCGTAACCCTTGATGACAGCGACGACTTGTCGCGCGTCCTTGTCCCATATCTCCCAGACCTGCGCGCGCTTGATCTGCTCGTCCTCGTTCTCGTCCTGGCGATCGACGTGCACGAGAGGGGCGTTCTCGTGTTCGTCCCCGAACTGCTCGACAATCTCCTCTTTGGTCAGGAAGTTGTTCCCGTAGGCGACCCACCATACGTCATCCCAGCAATCCTCCGGGGCTTGCCGGTAGTATTTCCAGGGAACGTGATAGGCCCGCACTTCCTCGTGAATGAGTTCGTCGTACTTGCGCTCGGTGAGAAACGTTCCGTCCTCCTGCTTCACAGCGTCCTCGTCATCGGCTGCGGACGGTTCCTGCACGATCCGCTCCTGCATGAACGGGTGATAGCGCACCCTCGCGACCATGCGTCCCGGTAGCAGGATGTCCAGAATGCATTTCGTCGCCATGCCGTCGAAGTTGTAGCTGTCGAGGCTGAATGACAAAGCACGCTCCAGTAACCTGGAAATCTCACGACCCGAGTCGTTTTCGTTTTTCCATCGTCTGCGGACATCAGGCCTCGGAGTGGAGCTGTACAGAGCAGGCAACTGCGTCTGCGTGTTCGACCAGAGGATGTTGAACTGGTTTGCATCCTCTTTGCTTTCATCCCGATAGCGCTCGACGATCTTTTTCGCGCGCTCGCGCCATCGACGCTCATGCTTGTCGGCAAGTTCGAGCTGCCGCAAGTAGAAATTCGGAGTTCGTTTTTCAAGAATGTCCATCAAGCCACTCGCTCAACCAGCAGGATTGTGCCTGCATCCATCATGACGCACGTACCGTCACAATCGCCTTCGCCCTGAAATTTCACCTTGCCGCCATTCGTCAACGCAAGCGCGGTCACGAGATTGACGGCCCCCTTGTCCTGATCGCCATCCCGAGCCACGTAATCGGACACAATCTCGTCGGTGTCTTCGGCATAACCGGTCCCGGTGTCGATCAGGGTATGAATAATCAGTTCCGTGCGCTTGCTACTGTCGGTTCTCAGCGTCACCGTAAACTTGTACGTGCCGTCGTTGTTGATAGTGATTTCAGCGCCGGACAGGGACACGTCCGATCCGGTATTGAACTGGGCCGCCGCCCAGACAATGTCCGCCGTCGTGTTGGCAACGCTTGTGCTCGACGTGTTGCCCCTGGCTTTCAGAATCGAATAAACCCCGCCACCCTCGTTCGCCCACTCGGTGTCGTAATCGGTACCGGACGATTTTTTCAATACCTGTCCGGTCGTACCGCCTGTTGGTACACCTTCGCCGGCCGGCCCCTGCGGGCCTGTTGCACCTTGCGGTCCGGTCGCGCCCGTGGCTCCGGTATCTCCCTGCGGTCCTTGCGGTCCGGTCGCGCCGGTGGCTCCTTGCGGGCCCTGCGGGCCGGTATCGCCCTGCGGGCCGGGTGTGCCGTCACTCCAGTCCGCGTCACCGTCTGCGGCAGATTGCTTGGTCAGTACCTGATCGGTCGTACCACCGGCCGGTAATGCGCCTCCACCTGTGCCCCACACGAGATCGAAATCGTCGTCGGACGACTTTTTCAGCACCTGTCCGGTCGTACCGCCACCAAAGTAGTCGTTCAGGTAGGCGACGACCCGCCACTGCGGCCATTTCGGGTTGATCTTCACAGCCAGCGGCTCTCTTTGCGCTGCTCCGGCAATTTCAGGTCCGAAAACCGGATCGGATCGAACGCGGGCCGCTTCGGCTTCGGCTTGCCCTGCTTCATGGGGCGGGCCATACAGGCATAGCGCATCGAGTCACCGATGTGATCTTCGCCTTGCTTCAAAACGTCGTCCGGGTTCATCGGATCACACGACAATGTCGGCAGAATCCGCTGAATGTCCCGGCAGTTGTCGGTCACCAGCAGCATTTTCTCGCCGATCCTCCGGTACATCTCCTGCCAGCCGGCTTCGCGCTTGTTGTCGGCGCGAAAAAACGGCATGCCGGCACGCGCAAACTTCTCCGCAAACGACGGTCCGCTGTCGGCCCGCCACATCGACGGGTCCCCCGGACCTGGCGAGCATTTGTCGCGAGATTGCAGGACGGTCGCGGCAATCGTCGCCGGATCGAGCCTCAATCCCTCGTTGCCACTCTTGCTGCCGTACCATTCCCAGACCGCAATCAAGGCCCCCTCGGGGTGTGTGACCGTCTGTCCGCTCTTCGTCTGCACCGGGGTGCCGTCCGAGACCACCCACTCGATCAGCGAAAACGGCGTCGCAAACCCCCAGTCACAGGAACGAAACCGCCGCCACCATGCCGGCACCTCAAACGACTCGACGACATGTTCAGGCGTCCAGTTGTCGAAAAACGCCCCCGGCACCACGTTCCAATCGCCGTCCCGGAGCTGAGATTTTTTCCACTCGGGCAATTCCTCGAACTGCGCCTCGTATTCGACGTCGAGATACCGGTTATCGCGCATCGTCGCCGGGATAAAAATCCGGCTTTTCCGAATCACCCGGTCCTGCCCCCGGATTTCCTTGTAAAACAACGTCTCCGGTGGCGCGGGATCAATGAAGTTCTTCTTCAGCCACAAATGCGAGGGACCGCCAGGGTTCGACCCCATAGCCAGCCTCGGCAAACGCCCCTTACCGTGTTCCGCGGGCTTCCAGCCGCCAAGTCGAAGCCGGGTCACGATCTCGGCCAAATGCTCGGGCTTCAATAGCGCGGCCTCGTCAATCCCCAGCCAATGAATCTCATCCCCCTGGAAGTCGTTGATGTCCTTGTCGTACTCCAGGTGCTGAAACTGCATGATCGAGCCGTTCCAAAACCGAAACACCTTCCGCGTCTCGTTGTACTCCCCCAGCTGTTTGGGGAGCTCGACCCGAACCTTGCGAATATGGTTCTTCTCAAGCTGCGGCAAGGTCTGCCGAACCATCACCGCCACACAGCCGGGGTTGTTGATGCAGAAGTCGTACCCGTCCCAACGGATCGAATGACTCTTCCCGCCACCGGCCGCCCCACCGTACAGAATCTCCGAGGCCGTCGTCGCATGCAAAAGCCTCTGCCGCTCCTGCGGAACGTACTCCAGCTCGATCTTCATCGAAACGGAAACACCGCCGATACCATCAGCAAATCCACGCCCGTATTCCGCTCGGCCCTGCCCGCCGTCGAGTTGTGCTGCCACTCAACCTCGACAATACGAAAGACCCGAACCCCCACCGCCATATCATACGTCCAGCGCTCAGTCACCAGTCCCGAATCAAACGGGTGCCAGTACGCCATCCCAAACCGCATCATCGGCTCGAATTCCGACCCCTCACGCCACTCCACACGCCAGCCAGCCGCCAGCCGATACGTGTCCGGAACCACCGACCCATTCCCGAAATGCGACAGCCCCAAATACAAATCCCGGTCCCGATACACCAACGCCTCAATGGCAATATGCTCGCCACGGTCCGCCCGATCCAGAACCTGCGTGCCAAGACCTGCCCGGTACTCCCAATCCGCCGCCTCCGCCCGCAGCCCTATCAGAAACACCACCAGAAACAGCACCACCGCCAACACGGCATACCACTTTCGCCTGCTCATCTCATAGCACCAATCGTCTCATACATCCCCGCGTATTTTCGCGCCTTCTGCCACAAGTCACTGATTTCTGCCCGCGGTTTTAGACGATCAGTGTGATTTTGCTGTACTTCTGTTCTGCCCCGTATCCGGGGCTTGGTTTTTTTGGTTTTTTTCCGGGGAGGGCAAGGAGCTGTGTATGCCCAACCCCTTATCACCCCCGGATGGGACCCTTCGGTTTTCGCCCCCCTGAGACCGCCTCAGATTCTCTGTAACGCCCAATCAGAGCCTGCCAATGAAAAGGGTAGCGCCTCATGTAATCGTGCCTTAGATCGCCTCTCATTGGCCCTGTCTGCGTAATTCCCACTGGTGCAGCGCAATATGCGTGTAATGGCGTTTATGTGTAATGCGTTATAGAGTGGGAGGGGTTATCCACAGAGGTTATCCACAAATATCAAGCCCAACCAAGCCCAATCTCTCCCACCCAAGCCCAACCAAGGCCAATCTCTCCCACCCAAGCCCCACCGCAGAGCGGGCTGTAGCGTGGGCGGTGTATTGCCGTTTGCCGGTATTCAGACCCGATTTGGGCAGCCAATTTCGGTTTTGCCAAACAACCCCAGCCAGCTCCTGTGTGGCAGCGAGCCAGAAACCGTCTCAGAATCCCCCGCAGCTCTTCAACCCACCCCCGCC